CACCCGCCGCATGAGGGCTCACCAACCCAGACGACAGGGTGATCGTGCCCGGCCCCGTCTGCGCTGTCCCGGCACCGTTCGGCAACACCAGCGGCGTCGTGGCCGCCACGGACAGCACCGACACCGGCTCCGTTACTGCGCCGTCGTACACGAACGCGTTCGCGCCCGCATACCCCGTCACGTCGTCGACGTGCAGAACCGTCTGGCCCGCGGTTGCCGCCTGCGTCAGCGACGTGTGCGGCCACCCATTGGTGTACGACACCTGCACCCGCGTGGAGTTCCGGCCACAACGCAGCGGCGGAACGTAACCCGGGGCGACCTGGATCGACCAGCCGCCGTCCGGCAGCGTCGCCGACGCCGTATCCGTCAAGCTGTTGATCAGCGGATGCTCAACGTCGTACAAGCCGGACGGCACCGCAGTCCACGACCGAGGGAACGAGCACGTCGCGGACGTCTGAACCGCCAGCACCTGCGTGACCGGCCAGCGGCGCATCACCAACCGCGTGATATCCGTGCCCGGAACCACGCCCACCCGGAACGAGCCCGGACCCGTCAAATACTCGGTGTCCACCGTCGCCCGCAACACCTGATTGCAGTAGGTGTCGATGATCGAAGTCGCGCGCCAGCAGATGTTCGTCAGCTCCGCCGTGTTCGACTCGCTGTCCGCGCCCGGCTCCGGAACAATCTCCCAGCTCGCGCCGGTAGGCGCGTTCTCGAGCATTTGCACCGTGATGTACGGCGTGCCAAGCGCCACGACACGTCACCCCCGCTCGGCGCGATCCAGCACAACAGGCAGCAGGTCAGGCGATCCGCTCGGACCAGCCGCCCAGAAGCTGGATGGAGTTCCCGGACGCGCCCGGCGTGATGTCCAGCACCCACGTCTTCGTCGACGTCAAAGACACCGTCACCGCAGACGTCGACGCCGCCAGAACCACGGCCGTCGCACCCCCAGCCGCCGTGTCCACCGTGATCTCCGTCAGACACGAAACCGACGTCGGCGACAGGAAGTTCAGAAGCGTCTCGTGCTTCCACTGCGCGTTCGTCAACGACGCCGTCAGCGCGATGTTCGCAGTCGCCACCAGCGACGTGCCCGCCACACCACCCAGACGCGACGTGAACACCGTGTTCCCCGGCGTGCCCGTCGAGGTGAACACGCCCCAGCCGACCATCTTGTACACCGCGCCAGCGATCGCGTCGTTCGCCGGCAACGACATCGACTGCAGCACCGTCTCAGTGGTGCCGCCGGTAATCGCCGACCCGGCCGCCTGCAGGCCGCCCTGCGAACCGACGATCGTGTTCACCAGCCCCTGCGGGTTGGTGTACGTCATGACGCCGCCGGTCGAGTACAGCACCGTCGCGCCCGCAGCCGCAGCCGGCGCAGTGGCCTGGTTCAGCAGCGTGACCGGACCGTTGAAGGTGTCACCAGTGCTCTCGGCCGACAGAATGCCGTTGCTGCCGCCGGTGACGATCGTGGTAGCCATCAGAAACCCTCCAAAGGGCATGAACGCGGCAGCCCGCGCGAAGAGAACAAGAGCGAGGGTGAACTGACGAACCCGGAACTACTCGCCGACCGAAGCAGACTTCGCAGCAGCCGACTTCCGCGCCCGCGGGGCCTTCGCCACCGGAGCCTCCGGAGCAGCATCCACCGCAGCCGGGACCGGCACCGGCGCGGCAGAGAGAACAGCCGCGCCCTTCGCGGCCTGCATCAGCTGCGCCACCGCCTCGTACAGCGACGCCGGATCCCGGCGCCGCTCCATCTCCTCCGACATCAGACGGCGCTGACGCTCGATGTCCGTCTCCCACATCGGCTGGCCCCGCCAGTGGAACGAGTGGAGGCGGTCGGACAAGTCGTCCGGGAAGTCGAAGCTGCCATCAGGACTGGCCTCGAAGTGCCCGAACTCGGGGTCGTCGAGCGCGGTCGCGCCCGTGCGCGTGTACAGGCGCATGCCTGGCTCCCTTGAAGTGAGGGTGGGATGGGGGCCGGGCCCCAGTCGCTGCCTGGGGCCCGGTTGATGACTGCTCAGCTAGGAAGCTGCAGATCAGCCGACGTTCTGGAGCATTGCCATGGCGACCGGTGCACGATTGAGAAAAGCTCCGACCGACCTGATCTCGAACTCCTTCCGAGGCCCCCCACCTGCGGTGTTGGCGACGCGGGCGATGCCGTAGTCGAACTGCGCGGTGTCGCGCAGGGCCCGGTACTCCAGCACGGAGCTGATGTTGGCCTGCGGGAACGGCACCCGGTCGGTGCGGGCGATGATGGTGCCCGGGGGCAGGGAGACGTGGACCTCGATCGGCACGGTCACGCCGCCAGCGGGGGCGTTGACGATCTCGCCGACCCGGCCACCCGCCGTGGTGCTGATACGGCCGGACGCGTCGGTGTTGAGGAACGTCGTCGCGGAGCTCGACCCGAGGACGAGGTTCGCGATCTCCTGCGCCTGCACGGCGTTGACCATGATGGCGGTCGGCGAGCACTTGACCTGCTGCCACAGCGGCAGGAACAGGTCGTTCTCGATCTCGTTGATGCTGCCGCCGGTGAGGGTCAGCGCGGCTCCGTCGAGGCTGTTGTTGATCGACGGGTTCGTGGTGCCGGTGCCGGACTGGACCCACTGGCCCGAGCCGTTGTAGTCGCCGGTCAGGGACGCGATGAACCCGTCGTAGTCGTTGGCGTTCGCCGATCCGTTGTCCGCGCTGGTGTTGAGGGTGGGCACGCTGTTGGCGGTGCCCTTCCAGCTCGTGGACAGGTCCGGGCAGGTCGTCGCCGACGGCAGCGTCTGGTTCGCGTTGATGACCTTGGTCATGGTGACGGCGTTGACCGTGGTCGTCGTGTAGTAGTACCAGGTCGTGCCGTTCGCGGACTGGAACCAGTCGTAGCAGACCGCGCCGCGGACGCTGGTGACAGTCGCGGACACCGAGTTGGTGCTGCCGGACGCGAAGGTGGTGTTGGCGCTGTTGCCCTGGCTGTTGCCGGACCCGTAGTAGTAGCCGGAGCCGGTGCGGGCGGCGACGGCGACGTACACCTGCACGGCGCCGATGGTTCCGCCGGTTGCGTGCTGGGTGAGGGTCGGCGCGGCGGGCTGCGCGAGCGCGAACGACTGGGCGCCCATGAGCTTGCGATCGTCGCCGATGAGGACCTGGTTGAGGGTCTGGAAGGTGGCGATCGCGTACGGGTCGCCGTAGCCCTTGGCGAGGTCGTAGGCGTCCTGGGTGACGAGGCCAGCGTACCCGGTGGGCTTGTAGCGGGCCTGGAAGTCCTGCTCCTGGAACTGGACCTCGTTGGCGGCGAAGTCGAAGCCCATGGAGGGGTCCGGCTGGCTGCTGTTGAGGTTCATGATGGCGCGCCACACCGCGAACGGGTTGCCGTCGGGGGAGAGCTGGCGGGCGACGTGGTCGCGGAAGGGGGTGACGACCGGGATGAGGGAGACGAGCTGCGACAGGTCGTAGCTGTAGATGCCGGTCGACTCGAGGATGCCGGTGGTCTGCGCCTTCATGATGGCGCCGAGGGTTTCCTCGGTGATGTTCGCGAGCGGGGTGCTCATGGGGTGCCTCCTGGGCATGCGAAAGCCCCCGGCGCTCTTGGGCGTCTCGGGGGCTGGGGTTAAGGCGTGGGTGCGGGCTTAGCGGCCCGTGATCTCCCGGAGCTTGACGATCGCCATCTCGTTGAGGGCGGTGGCGGCGCGGGTCTGGGCGCCGGCGTCCTGGCCGCGGTAGAGCTCCTGCTTGAGCTCGGCGGCCTTGGCGAGGTCGATCTGCGAGGCGGTGCCTCGGTCCTGTCCGCGCAGCTGGTCGCGCGGGGGGACTGCTCCGTTGGTGAAGACACGCGGCTCGGCGGTCTGCTCCTCCAGCGCCTTGACCTGGCCCTTGAGCGTCTCGACCATGCCGACGAGGGCCACGACCGCATCGCCGGTGGTGGCGATCTGTGCGGTGGTGGTGGCGGCGTGCTCTGCGAGGGCGCTCTTGACCAGCTCCAGGAAGCTGCTCTGAGTGTCCGAGGTGGTGTCGGTGGTCTTGGTGACTGCCTCGTCGTCGTTGGGGACGGTGTCGGCGGGGGTTCCGGCCTCGGCCGCGGGCTGCGGCTCCAGGTCGGGGGTCTCGGTGGCGGCCTCACCGCCGTCGTTGGAGTCGCCGTCGGTGGCGTCCTCCATGTCGTCGGCGTCGGCCTCGCTGTTGGCGACGGGGGTGATGTCGTCGGGGTCGACGATGCCGATGAGGCGCTTGTTCTGGTCGTAGACGACGACCATGGCCTTCTTGCCTTCGCCGTCGGCCTTCTCGACTTCGGAGACGACCTGCCCGGCGACGGCCTTGGGTTCGGCCTGCGCGGTGCCCATGGCGGGCTCGCCGCCCTGGTTGGCGACGGTCTCGGCGGAGCTGGTGGGCTTCGGCATGGTGTCCTCCTCGTTCGCGGTCTTCTCGACGGGCGCGGCGGGGAGCGACGCCAGCACCTTCTGCAGGGACTCGGCGGCCTCGCGGATGGCCTGCTCGTTGGCGGCGGACAGGACCCGGCCTGCCTTGGCGACCGGGGCGAGGGCCTCGAAGGTGTCCAGGGCGGTGATGTCGACGGCGTGGAGGGCCTTGCCGACCATCTCCATCTCGGCGGCGAGCTCAGCTTCGGCCTGCTCCTCGACGGCGAACCCGGCGAGGGTGTCGATGACGTAGTCGAGGGCGCACTCGGCGTCCTTGAGGTCCCAGGCGGCTTCGATGTCGTCTGGGTCGGCGGATGCGGCTTCGAGCATCTCCCGCTCGGCCATGACGCACAGGGCGTTGCGGAGCCGGACCGCGATGGAGGTCCACTTGCGGGCGGTGGCGGCGTCGATGGCCTCCCACGCCGGACTGCCGGGCTCGCTCGCGTTGCCGGGGGCGTCCATGTCGTCGTCGGGCTCGGCCAGGACGATGGTGGCGTCGAGCTCGTCCATGGCGACGTCGCCGTCGAGTTCGCCGACGATCGTCTTGGCGACGTCGATGTCGAACTTCTTGGCTGCTGCGCGGATCTTCGGCATGGCCTTCTCTCCGAATGGCGACTGGGGTGCGCGGGAGAGGGCGTTGCGGACGTGCGCGGCGTCCATGATGGGGAAGTGCCTCAGCGAACGGGGAATGGTCTTGCCCTCGTCGTCCTTGCTGCCACCGGGCTCGATGTAGGCGAAGTCGCTGTCCGGGAGGTCGTTGATCTCCTTCGTGGACCTCTCGGCCTTCGCGACCGAGTCACGCTCGGCGGCGCGGATAGCGGCCTCGTGCATGAGCTTCGCGATCGCCCCGGGGCTCCCGGTCATCGTCACGGTCTCCTCCTGGGGTGTCGGGTCGGCGGTCTTGCCGATCAGGTCCCGGATCGCCTCTGGGGGCATGAGCCCGGCCTGGGACTCCTGCTTCATCAGCAGGAATCCGGCGCTTCCATTGGCGGGCCTCGAAACGAGGTCAACGCGAGGTACGTTGGCGTCTACGAGCTCCGAGAACTCGGTGTCGTCGCCGAGTACGTCCGTCATGTGTCGCTCCTCGGTCGAATGCGTCTGGCCATGCCCTGCGGGCTGAATCCCGTGACCTTCCCGGACTTGACGAGCTGCCAGGCGGTGTCGTCGCAGATGCCGCCGATGAGCCAGTCACCGGCCTTGATGACGGTGCCGTCGGGCTGCTCCCAGTCCGGGCCGCGGTAGATGTACGACTCGGTCACCGTCATGTGGCCGAGGGTTCCGTCGGCGTGGAACAGCCCGACCTCCGCCCCGCCGGGCAGGAACGACCAGCAGGCCTTTTCCAGCTCCTCTGGAGTGAAGAAGTCCCTGCCGCCGTCCGCGCCCTTCGCTATTCGGGGGTCGCGGCCTGCCTGATAGGCGAGGCCCAACACGAAGCGGGCTTCCTCAGCCATGCGGGCCTCCTTCGGTGTCGAGGTGGCATCCGCAGTGGGGGTGGGCGGGTGGGGCGGTGTGGCCGCTGGGGAACTTGCTGCCGACGGTGATGGGGCCTGCCGCTGCGTTGGCTGCGCAGGGGCCGCAGGCGTTGACGCCGTCGGTGATCCAGCGGTGCCGCACGGTCGCGGCCTTCTCGACCTGCTGCTCCTGCTCGACTCCGAGCGCGGCCAGGACGGCGTCGAGGTCGGCGAGGAGTTCGGGCCGGACTATCGGATTCCCGGCAAGCTGCCCGGGGTCGACCCACATGATCGCCTCGACCCGATCGGCATCCGGGTCGTCTGGATTCGTGATCTCCCGGTCCCCGCGGACGGGGACCATGTTCTCGGTGTCGACGGTCCAGACGATGCCCTGGTAGATGCCGCTGGTCCAGGTGCCGGTCTGTACGCCGGGAGGCGGGATGATCCCGGTCTCCTCGGACCATTCACGCCACGCGCCTTGGAGTGGCGTCTCGTTGCCTTCGAGGTGACCGCCGGGGAACT